GAAGCCAGCAGATGCAGCATTGAAGTTGGAAATGACCTTTGTTAAGGTTTTATAAAAAACTAAGTACGAAAGAATGTCGGCGATCTTCTTTCCCAAATTAGCAGAGTCCAAGTTGGCGCTGTTCGGATTCCCATAAAAATCTGCAATCTTTTGTAGTTTTGCTTGCAGATCTGCGCCGGGGATGCCAGATAAGAATTGCATTAATTGATTACGGGCTGGGCCGTCGACCTCTTGATCGCCTACCGTTCTCACATCTGTCCAGCCTAACTCAGTAACGTCAATCTCTGGAATTGCGGACAACGTCATTGACGCGCCCTCCATTTGTTCTAGCAGGAGATTACGTTGAGTGTCAATTTCTAGCACTTCGTTAATCGTATCAAATATAAAGCCTAAACTAATGTTCTGTTTAAAGCCTACTTCTTCTTTAAAATAACGTTCTTTAATATATTTTAATTCGTTTTTATTCATGAATGTACCTCTTAATAATTAGACTATTATATCAGCAATTCCTAAATTAACTGCTTCTTCTGCATCCAAATAAACATTTGTCTTTTTATCCATTAATTTCTTAATATATCTTTGGGTCATGTCAGATTCTCCAGCTAGAGCCTGGATGTACATCTTTTGCGTTGATTTGACTTCGGTAAATTCATTTTCGATATCGGCTATATGGCCATGCTGTCCTGCAACAACACCATGAATCATTACTCTGCAGTTTTTTCCAATCTTTCTTTGCCCCTTAGTCCCTGCTGCCAAAAGTAAAACGCCTGCAGACATCACCTTTCCTATCCCGTAGGTAATAATAGGAGTTCTTTCTCTGATATCTCGCATAATATCGTACACAGCGAACATTTCAGTAGCTTGGCCACCGTAAGAAGAAATATAAAATTCGATGGGCTCTATGACTTCTTCTGGTTCTTTCCCCTCTTCCGCTTCTAAAACAAAGCTTTTTGTTGTCATGTCCAATGTTATTAATCCATATACAGCTTCAGCACACCGGTCTTCATTGATATCACCATAAATAGCAATTGCTCGCATCTCAGGCTTCCCCATGGCCGTGGTGATCATCGACACAATATCGTCCGAACTCTCTTTCTTCTCGCTCTTTTTGTCTTCGTTAAACCTTCTCATTGTTTTTCCTTTTGTCAAAAAAAAAGGTAGACTCTAGAGTCTACCTTAAAAACTTATTTTCAGAATTAAATTTACTAGCGTTTTAGCAATCTTTTAGCCACTCTTCTTACAACCTCGTTGACAAATTTGTCATCTTCTACCATCTCGATTTGTGCTTCCTCAAGCTCGTCTGTAGGCGCTTCTTCGTCAGCTTCGGGTGGTACCTCAAATTCGGCTCCGAGATCTTCTTCACCGCCGGGCATTTCTTCTTCGCCGGGCATTTCTTCTTCTCCGGGGAGCCCTAGTTCTTCTTCGCCTCCCTCTTCACCAGTCATTTCAACTTGTACCTTCTCACGGATTTCTTCAGGGTGTTCTATCGCGGCTTCAAGGAACGCGTTTAACCCCTCTAAACCAGCTTCAACAGTGGCGCCTCCGCCTTCGAGATCTTCACCGCCTTCGAGATCTTCACCGCCTTCAAGATCGTCGGCGCCTTCGAGATCTTCAGGGGCTTCCGTGCCGGCCTCGGGGTCTTCGAGACCACCGGGTGGGCCGGCATCTTCGGGTGGGGCCCCAAACTCGTCCTCTTCTTCTTGTTCGTATATGGACGTTTCATTTAGTTTATTAATGAAACCGTCTGAAAGTGCTGGTATATTGGCCAACTTCATCATTTGGCGTATATCTGATTCTTTTAAAAGTTTTCTCATAATTTTTCTCCTGAGATGCACCTCAAGGTACATTCTTAAATAGACTCTTTATCGAATAAATGACTTATTTTTTTTAATACTATGTCCTCAATTTGCTTAACTCTTACAAAACTTATTTTTAATCTGTCAGCGACCTCTCTTAATGTCATGTTGCCATTTTGATTAATCGACTCAAAAATACAATTAGCATCCTTGGGGTAAAGCACCCAATATCGGCACTTTTCTACCGGACAAGCAACCTTTAACTCTTTACAAGCTTCCAAGCATTTTCTCATAAATTAGTTTCCGTTTCTATTAAATCAAAGATATCTTCTATTTCGTCATCTGCGAGAGCAAATTTTTTCTTTAAAATTTCTCCATTCTTGTGAATTTGATCAATCTTATTTCTTTTTTGTTGACCCTGGATATTATATTTCTCTTTACAATTTTTAATATAATTAAAAACCAGTTCATCATTTTCAAGGTATCCAGTTATCATCATTCTAAAAAATTGTGACTGCGTAAAACCATCAAAGTTGCAGCGAATTCTTAATTTAGTTTGCCGCTCTGAGCTATCATAAAACATAAGTTTCTTCCTGTTCTCAGGATTGGGGATAGTTGGATCTCTCATTTACCTCTCCAAAGGATGTGCGTGTTACTTTCTATTTGTCCTGATCCTGTTTGTAAGACGAAAGATGCTTTACTTCGAAATTCTGCCAGACTGCGTGCGCCCGAATAAGACAAGCCACTACGAATGCCACCAGCAATATTTTGAAGGAGACTTTTAACACCACCCCTAAACGGAACGGTAGTTGAAACTCCTTCCGGAATTGAAGACTTGCCTCGCCAGGCATTTTGGGCCGCCGAGCTGGCCATGCCTCTATACACTTTATATTTTTTTCCTGCTTTACCAAGGAATACTTCACCCGGTGTTTCTCTTGTGCCAGCCAACATTGAACCAAGCATAACAAAGTCGGCGCCGGCTGCAAAAGCCTTTACCATATCACCAGTGGTTTTAATACCACCATCAGCAATTATTTTAACATCATAAGTAGTCTGGGCGCAGTCTAAAATGCTTTGAAAAGTTGGAACTCCATGGCCGGTGACCATCCGAGTTGAACAGATAGAACCGCCGCCAATTCCGACACGAATCGAATCCGCGCCCCATGATGCCAAAGCATCAAACCCTTCTAGAGTCGCAACGTTACCAGCCATTAAATGTACCTCGTCTCCCATAATCTTGCGTATGGTAGATAGAGCATTTTTTACTAGGGAGTGGTGTCCATGTGCAACATCAATACAAATAATTTTTGCACCGGAGTCATACAATGCGTATGCGCGCTCTTCATAATCACCCGTGACACCAATAGCTGCAGCTATTTTCACATCTCCGTAGCTACGAAAAGCGTCTGTCACGATCGAGGCTTGTTCCTGCACAGTATTATATCTATGTACAATGCCCAAGCCTCCGGCAGCAGAAAGCGCTCGGGCCATATCACCTTCAGTAATTGTATCCATTGGACTCGATATAACAGGCAACTCTAGATGATTATTCTCATCCAAATCATTACCAATTTCAACAGAAAATCGACTTTCGATATCACTAAACTTTGGTTCTAAGAGGACATCATCAAAAGAATAGGTTTGCTTCATTTTACATTTTCTCCAAGTATCTTTGTAGACACCAAATAGCTTTCTCAATATCCTGTTTGGGGTTTTCCTTGTGCTTGTGTCTAGCAATATATTTAATGGCGCTGCCACAATGAAAGCCTAATTGCCAGTCTTCTATCACTTCAATAGCCTCATGTCTTCCTTTATTATAATGTGAAGGATGATCAACTTTATTATCCTTTTTTCTTTTTTTTCTTTTACGACGAGCAGGGTCTGCTCGTGGCCAGCACTCTTGGATTCCTTCTATCCACTCTTCTTTATTAATTTTCATTAAAAGCCTCCGACCGGCATGCCATTGAGAGTTCCCATCGGTGATGCTTCATTTGTGCTCCCCAAAGAGCCCTCTCCTCTGTCGGAAATTGTAATTGGTTCGCGATATACGCCATACGTGGTTTGCTTTGCTCTAAAATGTACAACGGGTACCAAAACAAGCTGTGCAATTTTGTCCTCTTTACAAACAATCTGTTCTTCATGACCAATATTATGCAAATCAATAAATACTTCTCCGTCATAACCGCTATCTATAATGTGTGCACCCACAATTAATGATTTTTTAGCTCCCATGCTAGATCGATTACAAACTTGTAGCATATATCCATGGGGTACTCCGAAACTCAAGCCAGTGGGAAGCATTGCGCTTTCGCCGGGTTTGATTTTTATGGCAGAAATATTGGGATCTCTTGGATGGTAATAAACGTCCAAGCCGGCGTCACTAGGGTTAGCCCTCGTCGGCGCCCGTGTCCCGGGCCTCATCTCGTATTCCAATATCATCTTGTATCTCCTTAATTAATTTGTTTGCTTCGTCCCAACATCCAGGACAATAAAGTCTTACCTTTTCTTCTTTTTCCCGCACAACAACTTTCCAAGTCATCGCGTCCTCTTTCGATTTTTTATCAAAAGGTTTTTTACACATTGCACATTCGATACCAATTTTATCGAACATCATGAGCTGCTTTTTCATTACTTTTTCAAACTCCTTTTGTTCTCGCTTCGCCTGAGCGCGTGCTATTTTTCTCTTTAAGCTTCCCATAGTTTATCCTAATAATTTAAATGTATGGCGGATTGACCGCGTGCTAAAACCCCAGTCTTTGTTGTGATCTAGTTTTGCTGCGTATGGCCGGTTTAAATGTATTTGATCATACTCTTTAACACCCCAGCACCTAATCGTAGTCATTGTCGAGGTATCGTCTGTCACCTTGAGCACCCAATACGGCTTATCGTTCTTGGTCTTTTTGGGAATAACCTCTCTTGGTATGAACCATGCAACACCCAAATCTTTATCCCAATTTCCCAAAGCTGGAACACAATTCCTATGAATCGATTCTCTGATCTCCCTAGTCATGACTAAATCGAAAGGGAATATACCAGTTAGATCGGAAATATATTCAATCTTTTCTTCAGGAGCGAAATCCTCTTCTGGCGAGTAGAGTTGGATGTTTTCTTCCAGTTTCTTCTGGTTTTTGGGTTTATCCTGGATGCAGGCCATCCAAAAATGTTTGCATCCGTTGAACCGCTCGTCAACTATGTCATCCATGGCACCCGAGCGGCATAACACATCCAACGCCTTTTTGTTCAACTTGGAATGGATGATCTCTTCGTTAAACAAAACGTCTTCGATCTTCTCAAACGGTCTGTTCTGCATGATTTGCTCAATCGCCTTGTCACCCAAACCCTTAATTGAACTAAAAGGCTGAATGAGGGTTTTACCGTCGTCACTAATCTCCCATTGTCTGGTCGAAGTATTAATATTAATATTTTCAATCTCAAAGCCAAATTTCTGTGCCAAGCCAATCGCTGCCTCTTTGCGCGACTCGGGCTCCTTGTCTAAGAAAGCTGCCATCCAGCACTCAGGATAGTAGTTGAACAGCCAAGCGCACTGATAAGACAAAATAGAATATGATACTGCATGTGACTTGTTGAAGCCGTACCCTGAGAAATATTCAAAATTTTGCCAAAGGCTTTTAGCTGTGTCAGCCGATATGGATTTGCTCAGGCAGCCTCTGATAAATTTCTCTCTAATCGCCTCTTTCTCTTCCAGCCCCTTGCCTGTGCCCTTCTTAGTCAAGAGTTTACGTAACTTATTTCCTTCTTCTAAGGATATGTCTTCACCTAGCTTGTGGGCCAACAAAGCAATTTGTTCCTGAAAAATAAGAAAGCCATAAGTTTCCTTGGTCACCTCTTCAACGGCGTCAATAAGATAATTAGCGCTCTTATTCTTCTTTGCCTTGATATATGCTTTGTCAACCCCAGCACCCAAAGGGCCCGGTCGATAAATCGAAGTGATAGCAGAGATGTCAATGATATCATTTGGCTTGGAGTTGATACTCAAGCGTTGCGCGCCAGAGTTAGTAAACTGGAAAATACCAGCGAACTTTCCTTTCTGAAATATGTTTCTATACACCTTTTTATCATCCATGTCTAATACATCCGGATGTAAGATGCTATCATAATACTTTTTAACGTCAGCAAAAGTTGGATTTTCGATTCCGTGGTGTCTCTTAAGAATATGCCCGACGGCGCTCTGAATCATTTCAAGAGTTGATAATCCCAACAAATCAAACTTAATATGCCCAAGTGGTTCCAAGTGGCGTACATTTTGCCCTTCAGACCAGGGAGTTTGTATCACGCCTCCAGAACAAATAAGAGGCATATGTTTGTCTAAGTCTTCGCCAATCACAACTCCGCCGGCGTGGCGACTAGTCGAGCGCACCTGGCCCACCAAGGCCTCAACGTGCGTTTTAATATGAGGATACTTTTGTAGAAAATTGATTAAAGATTCAGAATACTTCATCACCTCTTCAAAAGTTGGCACATAGACGCCTGACTTAATATCATGATCTTGCTTCGCTTTTGGAGTTGCCTCTTTAACCATCCTGCCAGTCACTGTATTAACCTCGACCCAGGGCACATCGTAAAATTTACCAATGTCTTTGATTAGCGAGCGAAGCTGCAGCGTATTAAAATTAGAGATTGGTACGACTGTAGTCTCTCCCCACTCCTTAGCTAAAATCTCTTTTAATCCGAATGCGTCACTAACATCGTAATCAATATCCGGATAGTCAGTTGCATCCGATCGCAAGAACCGACTGAATAACAAACCATATTTAATTGGATCGACCTGGGTGATCCCAAGCACGTAAGACACTAACGAACCTGCTGCCGAGCCGCGGCCTGGGCCTGAAAGCATATGCTGATTCGCTGTATCTGAAACAGCCTTCATAGTGAGAAAATATTTACTAAATCCTCGGTTGTTTATAACAGTAAGTTCGTGTTTGAGTCTGTCAACGTACTCTTGATTGTCATCCAGCCCCATTTTTCTTAATCCTGTAATAGACTCTTTGACCAAAGCCTGTTCACCAGTCTCTCCGCTTGGAATGACAAACCCGGGGAGACGAACGGTATCGTCTGGCATGAAATCTTCAATTCTTTCGTTAGCAATCCAATGAGTTTTCACAAGAGAATCATAGATAAGGTCGTCATCGTAAGATACCCCGCACTCTTCAGAGTACTTCTTGTATGATTCCCACATCTGATCACCGTTCTTGGGATATAATTCCATGCCCATTTCATCAACGTCGACTGGGAGTTCTGATTTAAGGTACTCTGGCGCCTTTGATTTACCAAGCCACCCTAGGCGCTTATAAAGTTCACGGTCCTTCCAGGCTTCTGCACTAGGATAATGAGAATCCGCCGTTGAAATAAGCTCGATATCAAATTCTTCATGCATCTGAATAACGTATTTGTTCAATTCATGTTGCTCTGGTACATTATTCCACTGAAGTTCCCCATACCAACGGTCGCCCAGACAATCGATCATACGTCGAGTGGTCTCACGCATCGCGTCTAAAACAGAATCTGGGCCGTCATCGCGGTTGTCCCAATAATCCTGAGCATATACCCCGCCTAGGCAAGCAGAAGATGCAATAACACCCTCACCATATTCCTTAAGCAAATCGTAGTCCAGACGTGGCTTACGATAAAAATTATTACCCTGATGTGAGTCTGACACAATCTTAAAAATATTATTAAGGCCAGTTTGATTCATGGCCACGAGCACAAGATGGCCATATGAATTAATTTTGCTTTTAGATTTGCTCTTCGAATCATTTTCGTCTTCAGCCTCAACCTTGTCTGTATCGTTAATAACTTTTCTGGCTTGCTTCTTGTCTAGCTTGACTTTTTCGTATTCGTCTTTCCAATCTTGGATTGACGATATAAAGTATGCCTCAACACCGAAAATAGGCTTAAAGTTCTTGCCCTCCGCCTTCATTTTTTTAGTATGCAATACTTGGTAGGACATACCATTCATATTGCCATGGTCGGTCAGCGCCAAAGCGTTCATGCCGTTCTGATAAGCAAAATCCATGTGGTCTTGTGGGTAACCAAACCCATCGAAAACAGAGCCAGCTACACTATGAGCGTGAAGCCCCACAAA